TTTTAAAGGTTAATAAGCGTGCTAAAAGTTTAGATGAAGCTATGCGTTGGGCCAAAGCTGAAGCAAGGAATAAAAATAAAGGTGCTCGAAAAGGCAAAATTACGCTTTTAGGAGACGAAAGGCTAGTTCAGGGTATTACTGTTGACGTGGAAGGCTTCAAAGCATTTGATGGCAAATACTTCATCGAAACGAGCAGTCACAAAGTAACTGGTGGATACACGACTGACATTTCATTGAGGGAGGTGTTGCCTTATTAAAGAGATGCATGGAGTGCCTTTTGAGGTTGTTAGGTACGGCAAAATTACAGCTGTTGATCGTAAAAAATGCACGGCACGTGTGCTTTTTGAAGACAGAGACGACACGGTTTCTCCTTGGCTACCCGTTATGCAAAAAAATACGCTACATCATAAGTTTTATTGGATGCCGGACATTGATGAAACTGCAGTTTGTTTATTCCTTTCAAACGGCCAAGAAAACGGCTTGATTATCGGCACAATTTATTCAGAGGTTGATAAGCCAGTACCCGAAATAGCCGAGGAAGGTAAAGATCGAATTGGTATATGGATTGACTCTAATAACTACGTAAAGTGGATTGAAGAAGAACGAACGCTAGAAATTAAAACAGAAAACCCTGTGAGGTGGTTAACATGATAGGCGCATGGGGACCACTTGTTTTTACGGTATCAGAAAAGCAGGTAAAAACGTTTGACAGTTTCAAAAGGTCGGAATCAGCAAGATGGGCGAAACACGATATTCATTTAGCAAAGCCAAAGCCTGACTTTTTGGGACCAGGTCAGGGGCAGATTACGTTTAACATGATGTTCACAGCAAGTTTAGGCGTTAATCCCATTAAGGAGCTAGATAAGCTTGTACGATATGTACGAAGTGGCGAAGCACATACATTAATTATTGGCTCGAAGCGATATGGTGTAGGTAAGTGGTATATATCGAGCGTGTCAGAAGACATGAAACACTTTGATAATCGCGGTAATGTGCTTTCGGGAAGCGCGAGCGTGACGATGGAGGAATATGTATGACACGCTATACATTGACGTATGAGCCTAAAAACATAAATTTCCGTCCAGCCACGGTGCTCGAGGAAATTTATCAAAACATCAATACGATTTTGAGTACGTATAAGTTTACGGTACCACTCTTCAGGGAATTTGGCTTCACAGCTGAATTTATCGATAGACCACTTACTGTATTATTACCAATTTACGTACGAGAAGTCGTTGAGGTAGTTGAAAAATATGAGCCACGCGTAATGGTAGAAGAAGTAAAAATGAGCGCTGAAATTGAAGGGAAAGTATATCCAATCATTTATTTCAGTATTCGAAATGGGGTGAAGCTATGACAACAAATTTACCCGAAATAAACTTTTTAGAAACGGATCCACAACAGCTAACGAATGAAATTATTACGACTTACGAGAATGTAGAAGGTCGTAAGTTAGCACAAGCAGATCCGTTATATTTAATTTTTTTAACAGTTGCTAGCGTCATTACAAAGCAAAACATTGCGATTAACGACGCTGCACGTCAAAACTTATTGTATTACGCACGTGAAGATGTGCTGGAGCATAAAGGCGCTGAATGGCGTACACCACGTTTAACTGCAACTGCTGCTACAACTAAGTTGCGTTTGCATTTATCCGTACCGTTAACGTCGTCTCAAATAATCCCTGCAGGTGCATTAGCAACTTCTTCTGAAGCTGCTATTTTTTTTGCTACAGATTACGAATTGGCCATTCCACCAGGTGTCGATTTTGTAGATGTCGATTTAACCTGTACCGTACCCGGATTAATTGGCAATGGATTCGGACTTGGTCAGATTGACACGCTTGTTAAGCCTCTACCATACGTAAGTAAAGTCGAAAACATTACGATTTCGAATGGTGGCGCTGAAAGTGAAACAGATGAAGCCTATCGAGAGCGTATTTACATGGCTCCTGAAGCACTATCAAATGCCGGTTCGGAAGGTGCCTATGAATACTTTGCTAAGTCTGCATCTGCGCTTATTAGTGACGTTTACGTGTACATGCCGATACCTGGACGAGTCAATATTAGCGTGCTTTTACAAAATGGTGAATTGCCCACGCAAGAAATTTTAGATGCAGTATATGAAACATGCAATCCAAAACACGTACGTCCATTGACTGATTTTTTAAGCGTAGAAGCGCCCACAGTCGTTGAATACGACTTAGACGTCACTTACTACCTCGAAACCGAGTCAATCGATAAGGAGCTCATAAGGGGCAAAATAGAGCGTGCTATTGACGACTATATCATTTGGCAATCAGAAAAGATTGGGCGGGATATTAATCCGTCTAAACTAATCCGTGAGATTGTGAGAGCTGGTGCGAAGCGTGTAGAGGTTGCAAGTCCAGTTTTTACAGTGATACAACCTGGTCAAGTTGCTCAAATACGAAATAAAAATGTCGTGTTTGGGGGCGTAGAAGATGATTAATTTACATCAAAATACGTTATTACGTGAAATACCGGATAACTTATTGCGAGATGAAAAAGTGAAGCATCTTGCAAATTCATTGCAAAAATCATTAGATAACATGCTAGAATGGGCCGACAAAATTAATTATCGAATGAACTTAGATGCGCTACCAGATGAAATTATTGAGCATCTTTTATGGGAAAGTCATATAACGGTTAATGAAGGATTAGAGCTCGCTACAACTAGAGAACAAAGAATCAATCTGATTAAACATTCAATTGAATTGCATCGATTAAAGGGCACACCTGCAGCATTAGAAATGGTATTTCGCTTAATTAATATTGATTGCAGGATACAAGAATGGTTTGAATATGGTGGAGATCCATATCATTTCAAGCTTCATTTACGTGTGACTGATAAAGGTCTAAATGAAGATACAGTAAAGTTGTTAGAAATGCTTGTTATGGAATATAAAAATGTACGTTCTTGGTTAGAGGCATTAAATATATATGCTACAACTCTAAGTACCGTATACGTAGCAACAGCAACTTTAGCATCAGAAAAAATAACTGTTTATCCATATGCAATTACAAACATAGATTCGACGGCGAATGTGAAAACCGTTATAGCAACCCATAATTCATTTGAGAAAATCTCGGTATATCCAGAAGGAGGGAAGTAAAGTGGCTGAACAGTTCTATACAATTATGACAGATTTGGGTTTGGCAGCATTCGCAAACGCAACCATTATGCAAACAGATGTAGATTTTGCAAAAATTGCAGTAGGTGATGGAAATGGAGGATATTACACACCAACCAAGGATATGACAAGCTTACGAAATAAAGTGTGGGAAGGTGCTATTTCTTCTGTTTCTATTGATGAAGATAACGAAAATAGAATCGTCGTAGTAGGTGTTATCCCATCTGAAGTCGGTGGTTTTACTATTCGCGAAATTGGTATTTTTGATAAAGATAACGCATTGTTGGCAATAGGTAAAATGCCAGAAACATATAAACCCGTCTTAGCACAAGGAAGTGCAAAGGATTTATATTTAGAAGTTATCTTAGAAGTCACAAACGCTAGTTCTGTAGTATTAAAAGTAGATCCTACATTTATCTATGCATCCAAAAAATATGTTGATGAACAAATAGTTCTCAAGGTACAACCTTTAGAGCAAAAAATGACAAATATCGAACAATCCATTTCAAATGTTCAGCAACAAGTTACTGAGCATTTGGAAGAAACTAAAAAGTGGGTAACTGTCGCCGCAACGCAAACACAGAGTATAGCAAATGACACTAATGTCGATATTTTCTGGTCTTCAATAGAGAGTAACAATAATGCAGATTTCGCCAGTATAAGAGACGGTAAGATACTGTTAGAAAAGGGGGTATATCAGGTACATTTGTTTGTGGTGTTTGATGCAAATGGCGAAGGTGTTAGATATGTAAACGTCGAGGGTGTTTTAGATGGCAGACAGGCCGCAAATGCGTCATACCATACACCAGTTAGTATTTGCGTAACAATACAAAAAAACACTACAGAGATTTTATTAATCAAAGTTAATCAATCTAGTGGTAGTGCATTAAACATTATCGGTGGCAATATTTACGCACAAATCGTAAAGGTGGCTGATTTATCGTGATTATACAAAATATTAATGTATCAAAACTAACAGACGAATTTAATCGCGGTGGTATAAAGATTTTACACGTCTTATACGTATATAATGACGACGACACACAAGCGGATTTTATTTTTGCAGGTGGCACAGATATGGATTTAGTGCAACAAATTATAAATGCACATGACCCGACACCGATTCCGCCAAAACCGACCGACAAAGAGCGTATCGAGCAATTAGAAAATATGATTTTAATGATGATGGAGGTAATGTAAAATGACAAATCAACAACAATCAGTAGCGTATGTATTTTTATTGAATATGTGGATTATGAAGAAAGTTGACGAGGCTTATTTAACAGGACAAGTAGCAAAAGATCGTTTAACAAAGGATGAAAAAGAAATGATTTTAGCGACGCCTCAAATTAATCGTTCCATTAAAAACGGTAATTAATAATTTTAAATTACAATTCCAAATAACATTAGTAAAATTTTTTGTGAAGTCATATAGAGATGGAATTAATCGATTAAAATGTTTATCCAATCACTGCTAAGTAGAATTAAGATTGCTACTTTGGTACTCAATATATATGGTATAATATAACGTAAAAGTAAATTTATATTTTATGTGGCGGTGTGTAGATGAGTAAAATCAGGAAATTAAAAAAAGTATTATCATTAAATCCCATTAATAGTTTTAAAACTAAATCATTAGTATATAAAAATGTTATACTAAGCACTCATAAAAGGAGCAGTTTTGAAAATAACTGCAGATTTCAATTAGGGTGCAGTTTTGAAAATGTAGGTTATTTTAAATCTAGTTTTGTTTTGCGTGAGGGTGCAAAATTCAAAGTAAATGGTGATTTCTCCATTTATTCTGGATGTAGAATTTCTATTAATAAGGATGCTACATTCGAAGTAGGCTCAGGTTACATTAATTATGGAGCTAACATAGCTTGTTTTGAACATATAAGTATAGGTAATAACGTAATAATCTCCGAAAATGTTACTATACGAGATTCTGACGATCACCAAATAACTTCTCATGATCATACTATTACAAAGCCTATCAAAATTGAAGATAATGTATGGATAGGTTTAAATGTTACAATATTAAAAGGCGTTACTATTGGTGAAGGTTCTATTATAGCTGCAGGGTCGCTAGTTAATAAAGATGTTCCACCTAGAACTTTAGTTGGCGGTGTCCCTGCTAAAGTTATAAAGCAAAATGTAGAATGGAAAGTATAAAGATAGTTTACTCGTAGAAGAAAATGAGTATTCGCATTTTTGCGAGTACTCATTTGTTTATCAATTGTGCCAAAATGCTTAGTAACTTCAAATTCAATTGAATAGCAGGAATTTATTAAAACGCAGCTGTTAGTTTGCGTTATTTTTATTATCTAAAAAACGCTCAGACGAATGGAAATTGACTTTAACGTATAGTTAGTCAGTTCTTGTTTCAGAGCGTTTTTATTTATTGTAAAAGGACGGTGTAGTATGGAATTTAATGCATTAACAGCAGTAATCGGTTTTTTAGGAACACTTTTTGGTTTCACAATGACGTTTGTATCATTTAATCGAGCACGAGATAAAGATTTAAAAGCCGAAGAACGTACTCAAGCTGAAAAAGATAAGATAGAAGCCGTAGAAAACGCTAAAATATCAACCCAATTGTTAACGATTAGTACCGATGTAAAAGACATTAAGATCGAACAAAAAGCAGACCAAAAAGCGAGAATCGAACAAGAGCGAAAAATTGCGTTAATCGATGCTTCTGTACGCTCAGCACATAAACGTATTAACAAGATTGAAGGTATAGCAAACGATGAACAGTAGGTGATCGAATGTATATTAAATTAGGTCCTCTAATGATTGATACCGATAAAAAAAAGAAAAAGAAAAAAGAATTTAGCAAAACCATTTTAAAAATCTCATGGTTAAGCGGTTCTATTGTTATTGCGTTCGCTTGCTATTTAACTTATCAAATGGTCATGCATGGTAAAAACGGTGATGTACAATTAGTAGCAATCATTTTAACAGGCGGTTTCGCGGAAATATCCGCTGGAACTGCCTTTTACTATTGGAAAAGTAAACGTGAAAACGAAATTAAATTGGCGTCGTTATATGGCGCAAAGCCTATTATAGAGGAGGAAGTAGAATGAATTTTTTAACAGAACATGCAGCAACGATTGTTATTCTATTAGTGCTATTAGGTGCCGTTGCTTATGTATTTTATCTAACGTACACACAGCAAACGCATAAATTGCAAAAATGGTTATTATTAGCCGTTTCAATTGCAGAGCAAGAATTAAAAAGCGGTACCGGAAAACTAAAGTTGGAATTTGTATACGATATGTTCAAAGCGCGTTTCTCATGGTTACACCTTATAATGCCACGTTCAACATTCGAACGATTGGTAGATATTGCACTCGATGAAATGCGCCATTTATTAGAAACAAATTATGATGTTGCTACTGTAATTAAAGGGGAAAGCACTATATTTGGGGTAGGTGATACATTATGAGTATCGCTATTTCGTCTGGACATTCAAAGTATGTCGCTGGAGCAATTGGACTGGTGAAAGAAGTAGAAGAAGCACGAAAAATTACTGATCGTATTGCGAATCTCGTTGATGATGTAATGACAGTAGCGAAATTTCATGATAATACGTCTCGAACGCAACGAGACAATATTAATACGATTGTTGCTTGGCACAATAAACAAAATCGTAAAGCAGATTATTCTATTCATTTAAATAGTAGCGGAGGCGGTACTCGTAATGAAGATATTGGTGTCGAAGTATTATATTATGATGAGCCCAACCGCAAACACGCAGAACAACTCGCTAAAAATTTAGCAGCTGCAGTCGGTCTGAAAAATCGTGGTGCTAAGAAACGTACTGATTTAGGCTTCTTAGCAAATACGAAAAAGCCCGCCTTTTTGATTGAAGCTTATTTCGTTAATAGTCGTGCTGACGTATCGAAAATGGATGAAGCACATGAGATTAACGCATTTGCACAAGCATTTGCAAAAACAGTTTGTGAATATCATGGTGTCAAATATGAGCAAACAAATAGCAAGCCACATCGAGTGAAATCAGGTACTTTTAACAGCAAGCAAGCAGCTGAAGTAGCTAAACAAAAATTAGCAAATAACAATATTGCTAGTGAATTGTACACACAAATTGTTCAAGATGGGGCGTCGTGGCGTTTCGTTACAGGTACTTATCCATCAAAACATGCAGCACATAATGCTATTCAAAAGATGAAACAGCTCAACATTTTAAAAACAGCACATGCAGTGGAGGCATAACATGAGTAAAGTACAAGCTTTTCTAAACAAGATTGCCCCAGGCATAGTTAGTACATGTGCTAAACATAAGATTCTACCGTCACTTGTCATTGCACAAGCGGCACTAGAAACAGGTTGGGGTACATCCGAACTTGCTACAAAAGCTAATAATCTTTTCGGATTAAAAGCTAATAATACTTGGAAGGGGCCGACTTATACCAAAGTATCTGCAGAACATCTTAGAGGACAAAAGGTCTCATTAGCAAGTCAATTCCGTAAATACGATACCTGGTCCGATAGCATTGTAGATCACGCTAAACACTTAACATCGCAATTACGGTATAAATCCGTAGTTAGTGAGTACGATTACCAAACAGCTTGTTTTTCAATTGCGGCTGCTGGATATGCAACGGACCCTTTATATGCGAGTAAATTAATTAATATTATTGAGCGAAACAATTTGATTAAATATGACAAGCAGCTTCTCAACGAAATAAATTCAACACATAGAAAAGAACGTACTTAAACAAGTACAAGCCCGTTATCACTTCATTGTGGTAACGGGCTTTTTTTCGTTTATTCAGAGATTGGTTGTTTAACTAATTCTCTCAATATAGTATTCATACCTACTATAGATAGAAATACTCCATCTTTTTCATTAATAAGGTCTTTTAAATATATTCTATCAGTGTCGTTATATGTCTGGTGAAAATTAAGCGTTACTTCTTTATAGTCATCACTCTCATTAAAGTTGAATCGGTATTTTAGCGGCTCATGCCCTACATATTTTTCTAAAAATTGATGAATAGTCCTTTTTTTCGTAGCGTCATTCCAACTTGCAAATTCCTTTGAAATCCAAACTTCATCCCATGTATCAAAGTAAGGGAAGTGGGCAAAAAGATTTCTAATAAATTGATAAAGTTCACCTTGAATTTTAATAGCATCATTTTCATTCAGGATAAAAAATTCTTTTATAAACGAATTTAAAGGCTTATAATTTGTTATTTCCGTATATAAAGAATACATTTTATTATATCTGTAAAATCTGTATTCAGGTGACTTCTCCCAAAATTCTTCAGTTTTAATTTCTCTTGATAATTCATAAAGCTTTTCAGATGCTAAGCGATTGAATTGTAATTCAACAGGATTAGCTGCACGTATTTCTCCCATATTGATTCTCCTTTTTAAATAAGTTCTTCAGTATAAAGATTGATAACTACACCTAGTGGCTGCTTTTCCTTTACAATTTTTTTCTTTTGATTTTCTTCAATTACTTTCTTAACGTTCCCACCAGTAATGCTAGCTTGAATATTCTTCGTTTTTTCTCCGTACCAATCTTTATAAATTTTCACATCTTCAGTTGAAATTTTTCCGATATGAAGTGTGTCGAAATCAAAATCGATTAATATTTTTAATGTCCCTTTAGGTCCTGGAACGAATTTTATTTCATTTCTATCAAAGGTTACATCATCAAATTCCGAAATAATCCCACCGTGATTTTTTTCTTCTTTAATTTCTGAATCAGTTAATCCACTAAATTTATCGATATCATTTTCCTTACAGTATTTATCAATATACTTCTTAAAAATTTCCTGAATATCCTTACCTTGATCGTTAGTAGTATCCATATCCCGTACAGTGAATGTAAAAGTGTGACGTTTTTTCTTTAAAGGTGTAGGTGGTTCAGTTACAACGATATCTTTGTTAGATCCAGTTTTCTTTGTAAAACCAAATAGTTTTTTGAACATATTCCATCCCTCCGTTTCAATTCCATTTTATTGGTATTAGTTGGGAAAGTATATATAAAAAAAGACAACTTAACTCGTTATATATACAAGCGAAAATAGTGTTCTTTTTATTTGTCAACACTTTGGTCCAAATTTTAATTTTGGACAATTTTGAAGGAGATATTACCCATACGCAGAATTATTTCGGAAAGGAGGTGGTCATCTTATGCCTGTCAGTAAAAAGCGAAAGAAGGAAAAGGTTAAAAAACGTATTTATTTTCGTTGCAGATATTGCGGAGAACGTGTTGGACTATCTAACAAAAGCTACTGCATCTCTTGCACCAAGTTTAACCAAAAGGTAAACGAGTATGGAAAAAGAATAGAATTCGAAGAAGCCCTGATGAATGATATACTGATGAAAAGGAGATGGAACAGTGAATAAAAAATGTATTGTGCTAGTCGAGTTTGTATTTCTACACATGGACCAAGAAATCGAAGGATCAGCAGCGTTATTCTTCGACGAAAACGATGCAATCCCCATGACAGATGAAGAAATCCTAAGGGAGATAAAATTACAATATGGCTACCATGCTATTCGAGTTTTACATAGACAAAGAGAAAAAGCATAAAAGTTAAAGCCTTCCACAGTAATCTCAGCGGAAGGCTTTAACTTTTATTTTATTTAGAACATTTTAGCTACTAATGCCTTATAAATTTTATCATCTACTTCAATCAAACTCTTCTTCCCATCGAGAAACTCAATTGCAATTGTATGTGTCCCTTTTTTCTTAGCAGATAATCCAGCTAACCACCCTATAGGTCCAAGTATTACACCACCAACAAACGCACGACCAACAGCGCTTGTAGCACTCTTACGTGATTCCTCGTCAATAATTTCGTATTCTTTTATAGTCGTTTTATCTAAAACCAATGATTTCAAAAATCCTGTTGTGATATTAACGATGCCGAAAGCTTGTGTAATTAAATTCCCTTGATAATCACCAGCGATTACTTTGTTTTTTGCCAATGTTATTGCCCCCTTTTATCCATAATTTTAATGGATGTTATTGGTAATTGTACACGATAAAAAAATATTTTTTAAGTTTCCCGTTAATCATTACTAAACATTTTTCGGTTTTTTGACGGTAGTAAACAGTGATTTTACAATAAAAACATAACGCGCGCGTTATTCCAACTGAATTTTAGGAGGAATAACATTATGTCAAAATTGCACTTATTAAATGAAATTAATACAGTCGTCAAAATGGCAGCAAGCGAAATAAATGAAACCCGCTTAGCTCACTATCTTGATGACCTGCTTTCTAATTATGAGGTAAAGCAAAAAGATAACGATGCACATTTAGACGATAATGAAGACTACATTCACATGTTTCTATCGTCTATTAAAATCGAAAACTACTCACATCATACAATCAACAACTATCGCTATGAGCTACAACGTTACGCTAATTTTATCGGCAAATCCATCTTAAAAGCCACAACAGCCGATGTACGTCAATATTTAGCTGCACATGCGCATTTAATGCAATCGACGATTGTAACAAAACTAGACATCATTTCGTCGCTCTACGGGTGGTTAGTGAAGGAAGAAGAGCTTTTAAAAAATCCATGTGCAAAGATTAAACGTCCAAAGCTTCCCAAGAAAGTGAGAGAAGGCTTGACGATCATTGAGCTAGAACAAGTTCGTGCTGCATGCAAGGATATTCGTCAACGAGCACTGATTGAGACATTTTACAGCACTGGTTGCCGTTTAGATGAGCTATGTAAGCTAAATATTGAAGATATCGATTGGGAGCATTCTTCAGTTATTGTGCACGGTAAAGGTAACAAAGAACGTCGTGTATTTTTAAGCGAGAAAGCCAAATTCTACTTAAAAAAATACTTAGAAACTCGCAAAGATGAATGCCCAGCATTAATCGCTTCAGAAAGACGACCAGTGCGTCGTTTAACGCATGAAGGTATTCAATATCAAGTAAAAAAGATTCGAGAAGCGTCAGGCATTTCTAAGCCGCTAACGCCTCATGTGTTAAGACATACCTTTGCTCAGTTAAGTTTAGACGCTGGAATGGAGCTAGCTGATTTGCAGGCACTTATGGGGCACGAGTCAGCTGCAACAACCAATCGCTATGCTCAAGTTTCCGAAGAACGCAAACGAAATGCTTTCAATCGCTTCCATATGCAGTAATAAAATTCTGTTTAGAGCATTTTCACAAATCAATTAAATTTGCATTTTTTCAAAAAGTCCGACCAGGGGGTAATTAAGTCGGACTTTTTTTATTTTGAGTGAAAAATGCTTATAAAACCAATCGTATCAATGGTTTTCGGATTTTTTACTGATATTTTTAACTGATATTTTTAACTGATACCTGAAATATCACCTAAAAATATCACATAAAAATATCAGTAAGATTCAACTAAGAAAATACAAGTGCATCAAAATTTTAATAATAAAGTCAAAAAATTCCAAGTTAGAGGGTGAGAAATCACTCTATTTTTTATTTGCAATAAAGTTTACACATCGATAAAAATTTGCTCACCCTATTTTCTTCAGCGACTAAAATATACGAAAATAAAAAAAGTCCACCTAAGGGGTAATTAAGTCGGGGTTTTTAAAAAATGACTTAAAAAACGATATAAATCCAATAATACCAAGTGTTTGCGGATTTCTTAGTTACACCTTTAGGTTACACTTTTAACTTACACCTTAGATGTAACCTAAAGGTGTAGCCTAAAGGTGTAATTAAGATTCAACTAACAAAATTCGAACTCTGCAAAAATTTAATATCGTGTCCAAAAAAGTGTACCTTGAGATACATCATAAAAAAACAAGTAAATCAGTGTCCCCAAAAGTATTTAGACACTTTACGTACATGTCTATAAAGTGTTATATATTTTATAGAAACTTCTGG